ACCTACATTACCTTCATTCTATGGCGATACAAATCAAAGTGTATCTGCAATAGGATTAGAATTTAGAGTAACCGCTAAACAGCAATTAGTAAGTGATAAATCTACTACCCTTACGATTGTTGGTAATGAAACCGGTGGTAGAGTAGTAGTTAATTTAACAGTTAGAAAAACTAATATAGCTACTGCAATTGGAACTAATTCGTTAGATTCATCATTATAACAATATAAATAAAAAGAAATAATATGGCAATAGGAGATAATTTACCATCCGATTCAGTTAATCGTACGACAACATCGACATCAAATACGGGTACTAGACCAATTAGTACTACTACGACAGCGGCTGAATTAGAAACTGCGATACAAGAAAGAGCATTAGCATTAGCTCAGCAAATGGTAAATAACCAAATGAATGCAACTACATTAGCTGGATCGGGTAGAATTTTTACGCCATTTAATCAATCTACAGATGTAGTAGCTAATCAAAAAACATTAGTAACGACAGGATTATTTTCAGATTTATCTGGAAGTATATCTACGATGTATACATCGTCTGTTCAAAGCTCAACATCAAAACAGTATTATTATGCAGTATATAAAACTAATCCTGCTAGTACTGCAGCCGCTGGCTCGCAATTCGCGGTAGCATTTGGGCATAGATTAGGAAGTGGAAGTTATTCTGCAGGACAATTAAATGATAGTGCTACAAAAGCAGTTTATTCGCAATATAAACAATTACTTTTAAATCCTGGAGATACTACATTTACTTTTGGAACAAGCGGTAATTCAGATTCAATTTACGTAATTAATTTTGATCGATCTAGATTACGTGATAGATTAGATCCGGGTAATTGGCAAGTTAGTTTAGCCCAATTAGGATCTGGATCATTTGCAGGAAATACATTTTCTAATAACGTATTTACGGGAAGTAAAGTAGGAATTGTTAATAATCCTAGTATAATTTCATTAATAGATGATTCAGGAGATACAAATCAATCAATAGGATTTTCTGCTGCCGGTAGAGTATATAATATAATTTCTGGGTCATTAACTGCTGGAGGATATGTCGTTAATAATGATTATGTTTATTATGGATTAGCATATCCGGATATGGGAATGTTAGTATTAGATGGTACGATGCTTAATTTATCTGCATCATTTAATACGGTTACTGGATCATCAATATCGGGAGATAATGCATGGAAATTATATACGTCAATATCAGGGGCTATGTCAGTTGATCCAGCAGTAAATTCATTCCAAGCACGTAATGAAGAAGTAGTTAATAGTACTCATTATTTCGTACGTGTTAAAAACGGTGAATATAATTTTTCAAATAATCCTTCATTTACTACCGGATCAGTTGGAGAGTTTTCTCAAGCTACCTTTATAGGCGATCCGAAAACATATATAACGACTGTCGGAATGTATAATGACAATCAAGAATTACTAGCTGTCGCTAAATTAAGTAAACCAGTACAAAAATCATTTCAAAATGAAGCATTGATAAAAGTTAAATTAGATTTTTAATTAATGTTTAATATCAATTGAAAAATGAAAGTCCCCCCAAAAAGGGGACTTTTTCATATTTAGATATTTATATAAAAGAATATATAATGGCCGGAGTATTTAAAACAATTCCATCTGAAGATCAAACAATAACACCTTTTAAAGTATATAAAAGTTGGGAATATACTGGTACTATAGGTAATAAATACTCAGAATTAACGTCTCAAAGTATATTTGTTCTAACAGCAATTCAACCTACTCCGTCAAATTTTTCTAATGGATTAATGCCTTTAGATTTTCAAGAAGAAGTAGATTTAGATTTGTCTACAAGTTTATTAAATTCGAATTATAAATTTATACCAGCCGGAGTTTTATGGCAAAGTTTAAAACATCAATATTTTAATGACTATAAAGGACAAATTAATTTCGGAGGATATGCTCAACCGGATATTAAAAATGCAAGTAATTTAGATATATGGTCTGGTACATCATTTAAACCAAATGCTCCGCGACTAACTAAAACCTATACATATATTGACCATACATTAAATACGTCTTCAGGATCATTGGAATTAGGAAATTTTGCTTCTGTAATATCTATTCCTCAAGCAAAGTTTGGCGAAGAAATAAAACCAGGATCTGTACAAATAACTATGACGCCAAATTCCGGTCCTATATATACTTTAACTGACGATAGTAACGGTAATTTAATAGACTCTTCAGTAAATTTGTCATTTAAGTTAAATAACCGTTTAATACGTTTAGGATTTGACACTGATACTATAGTTAGCGATCCAAGATATCCTACAGAAATTATATCATATAATATAAGAACATCTGCATCGTTTGTTAATTCAAGCAACGTGCCATATGGAAAAAGTATATATTTATCCGAAAGTTATGTACGTATTGACGGAACGCCATCATATTTTAATCCTAGAACATTAGATAACTATGCAGTTAGTTTTTGGTTTAGTATGGAAGATTTAACTCCAGGGCATGGAAGAAATTCGCATTTAATATCAAAAAGAAGTTTAGCAAAAAATTACGGTTTAATAAATCCTTCAGGAAGAAAAGTTGCTGGTAATATATGGAGACCTAATAACAACATAACTCCATACGATATTTACGTAACACAGGCAGGTAATTTGCAAGCTCAAGTAGGAGACGGTTCTACATTATTAACTATTAATGCAGGACCAATTTCTGCAAATACGCCCGTTCATGTAGTATTACAAAAATCCGGATCTTCATACGAATTATATAAAAACGGAACTAAAACGTCTACTATTGCTAATTTATCAAATATAGCTAATGATGCCGATATTTTTATTGGATGTAAGGGATTAGATATACATGATAATAATAGGCCATGGGCAGCAATGGTTGGTAGTATTGATGAAGTGCAAATTTATAATACATATTTAACTCAAACCGAAATTAATCAATTGGGTGATTCTACTAATAATTTATCTAATTTATCAAACGTAGGAAAAATATTTTATAAAGAAGGAATAATCGTAATTAATAATCCGGATAGTAAATATGGTAGTGCATATCAACTTCCTGATTATACGTTATTTCCGACTACATTGTATAACAATGGTCCTACGATTAACGGGACTTATGCATCAAACAATTATATAACTAATCCAAATATTCAGTCCAATATTAGTTCTATAAACATTAAATGGAATTCAACTTTAACATTATATGAAAATGAAGTTCTTTGCAGAATAAATGAAGAAGAATTTAATTTTACTTTGAATCCATCAATATTAAAAGATTCCGAGAATGGCCAATTACCTAAAGAATTTATTTATAACGATGAATTTGGTCCGTATATAACTACAATTGGTTTATATAATGAAAATGCAGAATTATTAGCAATAGGTAAATTAGGCGGTCCTATTAAAAAACGAAGTAATGTAGATTTAAATATAATCGTAAGATTTGATCAATAATATGAAAAGAAAAAAGTTATCTAAAGAAGCAGTTGCAAAAAAATATGGTTTTAAAAGTGGTTTAGAAGAAAGAATAGCTGATACATTAACAGATAAAAAAGTTAATTTTGGTTATGAAGTAGATAAAATCACATATACTATTCCAGAAACTTTACATAAGTATACTCCCGATTTTAAAATAAATAAATCGGAAGGACGTATATTATATATTGAAACAAAAGGTCGTTGGGTTACAGCCGATCGAAAAAAACTTAAATTAGTAAAAGAACAACATCCCGAATTAGATATTAGAATTTTATTTCAAAATGCTAAAAATAAAATTAGCAAAAATTCTAAAACTACATACGGTGACTATGCCAATAAAATCGGTATTCCTTGGGCTGAAAAAACAATTCCTGAATCTTGGTTTGAATAACGATATATTTTTTATATATTAGAGCCATATATGGAACAAACTAGATTATTGGAGTTACTTCAATCCGTTTTAGGTAAAGCTAAATCGACAAATAAAGGCAATGCAGCATTTCATTGTCCATTTTGCAATACACAAAAAAGAAAATTAGAAGTACAATTATTAACAAACGATAAATCAGAAAATCCTTGGCATTGTTGGGTATGTAATAAAGCAGGTAAAAAAGTAACTACGTTATTTAAAGCATTAAATGTAGATAAACAAAAGTTTACTGAATTATACCGTATACTTCAAATATCACCTACAAAAGTTAATATACAAGATACTGCAGAGCAAGTTAAATTGCCTAACGAATTTCATCCGTTATATATAAAAAGACCTTCAGTCGAATATAAAAATGCATTATTTTATTTACTTAAAAAACGAGGTATAAGTGTGCATGATATTATTAAGTATAATATAGGATATTGTGAAGAAGGAGAATATGCTAAAAAGATTATTATTCCATCATATGATTGTAACGGCAAATTAAATTATTTTGTATCTAGAACATATTACGATGCAGAATCTTTTCGATATAAAAATCCTGAAGTAAGTAAAAATATAGTAGGATTTGAAAATTTATTAAGTTGGGACTTACCTTTAGTTTTAGTGGAAGGAGCATTTGATGCAATAGCAATTAAACGTAATGCAATTCCATTATTTGGAAAAACTATTAGCGAAAACTTAAAAATGAAAATAATAAAAAACAACGTAAAAGAATTGTATATATGTTTAGATAAAGATGCTCAAAAGCAAGCTTTGCAACATGCAGAATATTTCATTAATAGCGGAATAACAGTTTACTTCGTTAACTTAAATGAAAAAGATCCATCCGATATCGGATTTGTTAAAATGAAAAGTATTATACAAGATACAGAACCATTTTCCTTTTCCGATTTAATATCATTAAAATTAGCATTATGAAAATAAACATAGGATTATCTTCAATTGATAAAATTTATCATATCGCAGACGTGCATATTAGAAATCTTAAACGACATTCAGAATACAAAGAAGTATTTATTCGTTTAAAAGAATATATTTCATCTACAAAAACACCGAATAGTATAATTTATTTAGCTGGTGATATTGTGCATGCTAAAACGGATATGACTCCGGAATTAATACAAGCTGTACAGGAATTTTTTAAAATGATGGCAGATGAATTGCCTACTATTTTAATTACAGGAAACCATGATTGTAATTTAAATAATAAAAATAGATTAGATGCTTTAAGTCCAATTGTAAATGCTCTTAAACATCCTAATTTATTTTATTTAAAAGATTCCGACGTATACGAAATAGCAGATAAACATTTTGCAGTAATGTCTGTATTCGACAAAGCAGTTGATTATATTAAATCAGATTCATTTAATGCTCCTTATAAAATTGCGTTACATCACGGATCAGTAGATAATGCTACGACAGATGTCGGATTCAAGTTAGAAAATAAACATGTTAACAATGATACGTTTGCTGGATATGATTTAGTTTTATTAGGAGATATTCATAAAGTTCAGTATTTAGATTATAAAAAGACAATTGCTTATGCAGGAAGTTTAATTCAGCAAAATCATTCTGAAGGATTAAGTCACGGAATACTTGTATGGAATTTAAATGATAAATCTTCTAAATATGTTCAAATACAAAATGACTATTGTTTTTATACATTAGATATTGATAATGGAAAACATGCTTCATACGATAATTTACCTAAAAATGTACATTTAAGAATAAGAGTTAAAGATACGGAATCAGATGTAGTAAATTTAATACTTGCTGATTTTAAAACAAAATATAATGTAGTCGAAGTAGTAATACAAAAAACTAACGATTTTGCTCATAAACGCTCGACCTCGAAGAAAATAGATATAGGTGATATCCGCGACCCTGAAAACCAAAATACGCTAATCTATGACTATTTAAAGCAGAAATTTAACCTCGACGATACATTTTTAGATGGGGTCAGACATATAAATCGAAAGACAAATAGTAGTTTAGTTGCAGCAGATATCACTCGTAATATTATTTGGTTGCCAAAGAAGTTTGAATTTTCAAATATGTTTTCTTATGGAGAAAATAACGTAATTGATTTTACAAATTGTAAAGGTACGTATGGTATATTTGCTCCTAATGCAAGCGGTAAATCTACGTTATTAGAAGCTCTTTCGTATTGTATATTTGATAAATGTGCAAGAGCATTTAAAGCAGTAAATGTAATGAATAATAAAAAAGATTCATTTCATTGTAAATTTAATTTTGAAATTGATGGCGTAGATTATTTTATAGAAAAGTCAGCGACACGTACTAAATCAGGACATGTAAAAGTAGAAATTGATTTTTGGTATGTAAATGAAGACGGAGATTTAATATATCTAAATGGACAAGAACGTAGTGATACAAATAATATTATTCGTAAGTATGTAGGTACATACGAAGATTTTATTTTAACGTCATTATCATTACAAAATAACAATACTGCATTTATCGATATGAGTCAAAAAGACCGAAAAGATTTATTAGCTCAGTTTTTAGATATTAATGTTTTTGAAAGTTTATATAACATTGCCAATGCAGAAAGTAAAGATATATCAGTATTAATTAAAGAACATAAAAAGACAGATTATACTGGTACTGTAGCAAAACATGAAAATGAAATTCAAACATTAAATACTACATTAATAAAATTAGAACAGGATAAAACTAAAGTAGATGATTTAATTTCCGAGTTAACTGATAAAATTGTATTACAAACAAGTTTACTTAAACCTATTGATGTTAATGTAATTGATATTCAAGAATCATTAGATAAGCAACAACGGTACGAAGATAAAAGTTTAGAATGTAGTGCTAATTTAAATTTAATATTAGAACAGAGAGAAGATTTACAGCAAGAAATAAATCAGTTAACTGGAAGTTTAGATACATTTAATAAAACTGAAATAGATAATCAGTTAAATGAAATGAATAAAGTAGCGGCAGAAAAATCTTCATACGAAAGTATGTTAGCTCGATTATCTACTACATATAAACATACAAAAGAAAAGGCAGATAAATTAGATACGTTAGAATACGATCCTAATTGTAAATTTTGTATGAACAATGTATTTGTTAAAGATGCAGTAGACGCTAAAAATAAATTAAATGAATTAG